GTCCGCGCGGGTGCGGTTGATGTCTCTAACGTAGATTGTGCCATCGTCACCACGGGAGACAACAGCAACCCCGGTGTAGTCGGCTTCACTTTTAGTGCTGATGGCAAGGTCAACCCCGATGTAGGTAGGCAAGCCTTCAGGGCAATCGCCATACCGCAACCACTCCCGCTTGATTCTCGCTCCCGCAGCATCGACAAACTCCGCTAGGTATTCCTGACGGAAAGCAATCGATGGCAAGGATTCCCCCGCCTTGCCTACCTCCTCCGGATCTATCCACGGGTTAGCCGTGGTCGGCATCTGCCATGACATCCAGTCATCATCCGTAGCGGCTTGGTTGTAGAGGGTACGGAAATAGTTGGAGCCTTTAGGCGTAGACAGGAAGAACGCATCCCCCTTGTAGTCGGTTAGCGTTGGGCGTATGGCTTCAGTCCAGGCTTGCTCTAGATGCCGTGCCATGGCTGCCTCATCAATGATGACCCGCTTGTACTTACGACCACGGGCAACCGTGCTAGGGTCATCTAAAGTCCAGTAATCGATGGCTGCCCCGGTTATGAGTTCAATGCGCGGTGCAGGTGTCTGCACAGCTCGCCGGATAACCGGAGCATAGATCCGCTTATGGTCGTTGTACGCCTCTTCTAGGAGCCTGTAGGTAGGGGCAAACCACGCGCAGGGTAAACCGTCAATAAGCACCGGGTCAGATAAAAGATTACCGCCCAGCGTGGTTTTACCAAAGCGTCTACCGCAAGCAAGGACGTTGTACCGCTTGGCTTCCCGCAGGATGACCTGCTGGGCTTCATGCGGCCTTGGTAAGACTAATCGAATATCAGGCAAGGCTGGTATGCTTTCTCAGCTGCAAGGATACGGGCTTTCGCTATCTCGATGTAGTCTGCATCCATCTCGCAACCGATGAACCGGAATCCTTCAAGCACTGCACCGCGCCCGGTGCTACCTGATCCGGTAAAAGGGTCAAGCACGACACCGCCGGTAGGTGTAACCATGCGGCACAAGTAGCGCATCAGGTCGGTAGGCTTTACGGTCGGGTGGAAGTTGCGGTTTACGGTTGGGACTAGGTCAACGTCACTGTCTGGCGGCCTGTTCATTTCATAAGACACTAACGGTAATGCGAAACATCCATTTTCTCTATCCGCTTTACAGGCTTTAGGCGTGTAGAAGAACCGTGCCGCTTCGCCCATGCCTTGCAGAATCTCAGCGCTTCCATCGTGCAACACGTTAGCGGGCCAGCGGCCTAAGTGTGTTGATTCCTCACAACCGTTGAATCCGCTAACCGGCGCAAGGCTATTGAAACTTTTACCCGGCACTTTCGCACAGGTTTTTATTTCCTCTTCACCAATCCGGCAACCGTCTATGTTGATGGCGCCTGTACCCCACTCCTGCACGTTCTGCGCTACCGTGGCTTTGAAGGGCTTACGTGCCATCGTGATAGGCTCCATGGCTGGCTTGAGTGCTGTACCCCAGCCGTGCCAATTCTTTGCTTCATCAGTAAGTGGTTCGTATGGAGTGACCTCATTACTGGTCAACTTGTTTTCTTTATTGACGTCTGAAGCTTGATACGTGGACGCTGTAGGGATTGCTCTACCACGATTAGGGTGACCAAATGACTTGTCTATGGCACAACTTACGTTGTGAGACTTTGGGAACCCGCTACCGTACATCCACGCTAACATATCCCGTATCTCAAACCCGGCATCTTCAATGCGTACCGCCATGCGGTGTTGTGTCCTAGTACCGGCAAAGGCCAGCAGGTAACCGCCTGGCTTCAGCACTCGCAAGCATTCTGCCCATATCTCAGTAGACGGAACATCATAATCCCAACGCTTGCCCATGAAGGATAAACCGTACGGCGGATCGGTTACAACAGCATCAACCGAGCAATCCGGCATGGTGCGTAGGATGTCAAGACAGTTGCCGTGGTAAAGCTTATGCACCGGGTTTATCCGCATACTCGACTATCACTTTGACCGGGCTACCGTCAGCGCCGGTCTGCTCTACCCTTGATGACCAGTCGGCTTTATGCTTACGCTCAAGCCACCACGCGGCCGCTTGCCAAGTGGTGCGGGTTGCATCTTGGATGACTGCAAGGTTCCGCAGCTCCGCTTCACCCTCTGCTTTTTCTATAGCATCCCTAAAATCAACATTTTCGGCTAACCATCTAGCCAATGTTTCTTGTGAGATACCAGCGGCAGCGCAAGAAGCCCTGCGGGTGTTACCACCGCGCAGAGCGTCTGTGAGCTTGGCTACCGTTGCCGGTGTGTACTTGGTTGGTCTACCTGCTCCGGGTTGTGCTGCCATCTTCGTACTCCTTTTCTCTAGTCTTCATCTAGATTCTTCCTGATTTCCGCGCTGGTAGCCCAGAGCATAGCAGCCCTCATCTTTTCTTTGCTGATGCCTTGGGCTTTAGCCTGTTTCTTTACATCAGCATACAACCAGCGGATATACAGTTCGTTGTATACCGCCAAGCATCCAGCCCCGACCAAGGCGCCAATAGCAAAAGGTATCATCTTATTATCATCCAGTCGTTAGCCATGACATCAGCACCTCTAAAGTAAGCAACCCCGGCATGATGCCGGTTCCCAGCACCGTCGAGCTTGTACATCACCATCTGCCCGTGGCTGATGGCATAGTGGATTCTTGCGCCGTCCCGGCAAACGTACTTGCCATCCCTCATATGCACCAAGGCACCGGAGAAAGCCATACGGGCGGTGTAATGTGCTGTTACGGGTGCAAACCCTGCTACCTCATCGGTACACATCTGCTGGTATCCAAGGCTTGTAGCGTATGCCAGCAGCTCAGGGTCTCTTACCCACTTCTCGACGCTCTGCCGCCGGACAATGTTGTCGGCTTTTGACCATGTCCCGGTAGTGGCGTATATCTCCATCGCTTGCCGGATGCGCTCTTTCTTTTCTTCGATACTAAATGCTAGTGCCATCTTCATCCTCGACACGAAAGATTTCATATCTTGTTTTTATATATTTAAATTGAGTTGAAGATTCATCGCATTGTTCCCATGCGTCTTCTGCTGATTGCATCAACTTTGCGTCTGGTTTGTTTTGAAAAATAACAATCAATATTCCTTTATGATCTTCTACATTCCAAAGAATGCTTTTCATAACCTCTATTGGAGTATCTATTCGTTGGGCAAATAAACACATCCACTGAGCAAGTCTCCACAGTTTTGCATCTTCATCATTATGATTGACTAGTGTTACATCAAAAAAATCAACACACATTATTTATCTCCTCGGCTTCCCTGGCTATCCGATCAGCGTAGGCCGTGTCCTTGGTAACGGCATAAGCCATGTACCAGAGCGCCTTGATGCTGTCAGCGTTAGCCGTCCCTTTATGTGGGCAACGTTGCAGGTACTTGATAACGTTGCCTGTTGCAAAGTCCAGCCCCCAGTCGTCAATGACGCTGAGGGCTTGAATCTTTGTAGTGCGGTAGTGCTGTTGCACTATTCTTCGCCGAACGGGTCCGCGATGTCATCCGCTACCACTGCGGCTTTGCGCAATGGCTTCGGTGGTGCAACCTTGACAGGCTTCACCGTTTCAACCACGTTGGTTAGCTCGCCGTTCATTTTCTGGCGAGTACCAACCACTACCTGCCATGGCTTGGCTTTGAGTGCTGGGAGGTCAAGGTTGCGGTATGCATCTTGAGTCATACGCCCGACCATGCCATCAAGCAAAAGTGTCAGCTTGGCTTTGTCGTTGCCATAACTGGTTTTCGTGTACTGAACAAACCGGAAGGGTTGTCCATCGTCATCGCCAACTTCAGTGGTTTCAAATACCCACTTAAGATTTGGCTCCAACACGTTTGGATCATCAAACGATTTGCTTTGTACGGCTTCAACATCGACCAATGCACAGGCGTAGATGCCTGCCTCAGCTGTACTAAACTTTTTGCCACTTCCCTCGTTGAAGGTCGTGTGCTGTGCAAAGAATCCCATTATCAAACTCCTTGGGCTACCGCCCGGTCGTTGGCACTATTGCCACATAGTTATATACCCATTCAGTGGATATTGTCAAACACTTATTTTCATCGGTACAAAGTTGCGACCCACTCCCTGTAATGGGCATCAGTATGCCCGCCTAAGCGGGCGGTACTGATTGCCCATAGGGGGTTTTCTAAGGGGGATTTATCCTATCGGTACAAGAGTACAACTCTTAAGCGTACCGTTTTTTGTACCGATAGATTTAGCCCACTTTTACCCAAGGACTACGAGCATAATCCGGGTCAATCTTTCGTATCAAACCCATATCCCGCATCGAGTCCAGGAACTTCAAAGCCACCTGTTTATTGTTGCCAATCACCGCAGCTAAGGCATTGCCAGACATCTTTTCATTCTGATCTAGTGCGTTCAAAACACGCTCGATGTACTGCTGTTCCCGTTCTGCTTCAGCACCGCCGACACAAGGCTGTAAAACAATAGAGCCATCCTCACGGGTAACAATCTTATATGACACTTCGACAAAGTCTTCCTCACCAATGTGGCGCTGCTTGGTTGTCTTCATGGTGTAGATGCCGTCTTTGTTTTCAACCGTTGCTACAAGGTCAGCCTGTGCCGCAATCTCACCTGCTCCGCGCATAGCCTCATGAGCCACAGGGCCGGCGTGTATGCCCTTCTTGTGATGGTGTAGGGCAACTATTGCCGCGCCTGATTCATTGATGCCTTTCATCTGATCGTAGAGCTTTGCCATATCGGTGTTGCTGTTCTCATCGTAGCCATGGACGCGCACAAAGGTATCAAGGACAACGATGGATATCTCATGCTCTTTCACGTATGCAACGATGTCGGCTAAGTGTTCCGGGTTGTCGAGTTTCACCATCTGCTTTTGCATGATGTGGACATTCTCGGCACCGTTAGCGCAGAGCTGGAAAAACCGTTGCCAGAAGCGCCCGATACCCATCTCCTCATTGATGTATAAAACCTTGCACTTTGTCGCTGGTAGGCTTCCCATCCACAGTGAACCATCAGAGCAAGCCCGCACAAGGTCTACAGCAATCCAAGATTTGCCACCACCTGGCGGTGCCGTGATGAAGTGCATACCGCCACGGGTAATGAAGTTTTCAACCAGCCATTGAGCATCGTCAGCCAGCGCGGCAGCATCGCAAAACTGTTGCCAGTTCATGAACTCCAGTTTGCGCTTAGGTGGAATCTTGGCGGTGAGCTGCTCCCGGAGCATTGCCGGGGTTAGCGGTTCCCGGTCTGACTCTGGCCAGTCAGACCATGCCCGCCCGGCTTTGACGGCTACGTCTGCCTCTTCCATCGGCGGATCACACCACTGTAGATTCCAAGCAAGCGCCGCCGGGTAGGCTGAATCGTAA